CATCCGGCTACACCCGTTCCGACTTGGCCGCGCGCGAGGACGACAAGCCCATCGTCGCCGGTTATGCCAGCGTCTACCAAGGCGACGTTGACGGCTACGTCTTCACCCGCGATGCGTTCGAGGAGGCCATCCCGCTGTTTGAGCGCAACCCCGTAATGCTTTTCAACCATGACCGCGACTTGGTTATCGGGCGGGTGCCAGAGATCACCACCGACGAGATCGGCGTCCCGATCCAGGCTGAGTTTGATACTGGTGACGAGTTCTCCCGTTCCAAGTTCGGCCAGGTGCAGCGCGGCTTCATCAAGAGCTTTTCGATTGGGATTCGCCCGCTCAAACGCCCGGTGGAGCGCGACGGGAAAATCTACTTTGAGCACTTCCGGCTCCTGGAGATTTCTCTTGCTCCGGTCGCCGCCAACGCTAATGCGCTCATGATGGAGGCGATACCCGAAGATGACGAGTTGCTCGTCCAGCGGGCGGTGGCATTGCTGGAGGGGAAGATCACCGACAGTCAGCTCGAAGCCAGGATTGCCCGCGCAATCGAGCTGCGAGTTGGCTCCGTGGCTGATCTGCTGGAGGAATCCAAGCGGCGCCAGCGCGAGCGCGAGGAACGAGAGAACGCGGAGCATCTCGCCGCCATCGAAGAGGGCAGCACGGCTATCCGTAGCCTCAGGCCCACGCCCGAGCCCCCGGTGCTCTCCGGGATTGACCGGGAGATCAACCGAATCGCCGAGCTTTTGGAAGCTGGCCAGTAGCAGAAAGGATACGAGAGATGCCGCAGACGATTACGCTCAGCGCCGACCAGAGCAACAGATCAGTAAGGGTCCTGAGCGAGCTTTATAACCTTGGTGTCCTGCCGCCGGCGTGTACGAGCGGTGAGGTAGTCATAATCATTGCCGGCAACCTCATCACCACGATCAAGCTGGCCGCTCTCTATGATTCGACTTCCGTCGCAGTACCAACTGGCGATGTCAAGAACGTGGATGGCTACGCTTGGACATCGCCCAACTAGATTTTCTGTCCGGGTGAAAAGAGACTGGGAAAACAAAGCCAGACTGGGGGTAGGTAAGATGAATTGGCAGAGGAAACCGTCCTCCGCGAAGCAATCGGGAATCTCCACAAGGAGATCAAGGACACTCACAAGCAGTTTCAGGAAGACTACGGAACCAAGCTCACTAATATCCAAACCTCCTTGGGCGAGATCGAGGAACGCCAGGAGCAGGCCGACAAAGCCTTCACCACAGCGGAGCAGACCAAGGAGCTTGTCGAGCGCATGGTCACCATGTCTCGCGAGCTCAGCTATGCGATAGCCTCCAACCGCCCGCAGACCCGCCCCTTCGACTACAACTACTACCGCTCGGTCACCGATCCCGGCGAATGCCGGCAGATCCACGATCATTTTCTTCAGCGGCTTCCCTACGACGATCGCGAGGCGGAATACCACCGTTCCGCAGCGCGCCTCACGATGATGCGCGCCTGGATGACGCGCTCCCCGAACTTCAAGAACTGGTATCCGGGGATGTCGAAGCACCCCGAGGTTCGGGACTGGTGGGGAACCTATCGAACCATCCAGAAGGACCTCTTCGGTGATGAGTTCGTTGCGCGCGCGTTCGATACCACGGATGCCATCGCTTGGGTGCCGACGATTCTCTCGACCGAGCTGATCCGGTTCCTCGAGGTGCGCGGGGGGCTGATCCCCGCATTCCGAAACTTCTCCCTGCCGGGTGGAACCTACGACGTGCCGATCGTCACCTCGGCTGCCAAGGGGCATATGTTCAACGAGCGGGTCGATCCGCCGACAGTCGTTTACAACTACACCTCGGGCAACCTCTACACGGTTCCGCCCACGGCGAAGCGCACGTTCAACTCGCAGACCGTGCGGACATTCATCATTGCCTCGCGTCAGTTCATCGAGGAGACGGTCGTGCCGATGATCGACTTTGCGATTGATGAGACGCGGACGGCGGTGAGGCGTGCGATCGGCGATGCAATGCTCAACGGCGACCGGGTGACTCCTCATTTCGACAGCGACGGGGGTACTTATGGTGGCGACGCGTTCGGCGTCGAGAACAATCGCCATCTCTGGCACGGCTTTCGGATGCACGCCAACGCCAACGCTGTGGTGTCTAACGGGTTCGGCACGCTCGATTTCGCGGACTTCGCGGCCCTGCTGTCGCTCATGTCTCGTTATGGCGCGCAGCCGCCGAGCGATCTCGTCTGGATCTTTGCGCTCGCGGCCTATCCCAAGCTCCTGACGATCGACCAGTTCTCGACCTTCGAGAAGATCGGGAATCGCGCCACGGTGCTGACTGGCGCCGTGGGTCAGATTCTCGGAGCAAATCTCATCGTCGATGAGGACATGCGTCAGGACTTGGCACCCACGACCGGCCTCTTCGACAACGTGACCCTGACCTCGAGCGCGCCGATCTGCGTGCATCGGCCGTCCTGGTGGCTGGGGAACTTCACCGGAATCGAGACCGAACCGGAGCGCCTCGCTGGCTGGGACCAGGATGTCATCTGGGCTCGGTGGCGCGGTGACTTCATGAAGATGCGTGCTGACGCCGAAAAGAGCGAAGGCTTCATTCGGAACATCCTCAACTAGTCATTGAGGAACTGAGCCTGGGGGCGGACTCCAACGCCCGGCAGATCCCAGTCTGGCCTTGGCAGCGGGATCCGCCCCCGGATTCACGCAAGGAAGGGGAGGAGCGATATGCAGAAACTGGAGTCGTTGAACGTCAAGATTCTCAAAGAGTTCACGCCCGAGGCGCCCGACCTCTACACCGGCAAGAAGATGACGTTCAAGGTCGGGCAAGTCCTCTGCCTCCATCCAACGATGGCGCGAGGACTGGCGGACGCGGGCTATGCCGAGATCACGGATGCGGAGCCGACGCTCGAACCTCCAACGCCGCAGGAGGACACCGAGGGACAGAACGCGCTTCTTGCGCGCACGAGCGGCGGACGGGCGCCCAAGGCGCGGAGCGGCTAGCTCATGGGAGACATTCTGACCAGGGCCGAACTCAAGACGGCACTCCGCATCACGGACACCGATCAGGACGTTGAGCTCGATCAGATCATTGATCGCATGGAGAGCCGTTTTCAGGGCGCAATTGGTCAGAAGCTCCTCTCTACGACCGCGACGGAGAAATACACCGGCAACAATCGCCGCGAGCTGCTCCTCCGGCGATGGCCACTCATCACTCTGACCTCGGCAGCGGTTGAGAACGAGTCGGCCATCAACGTGGCGGACCTGAACGACATCCGCTACGAGACCGGGGTCGGTTCCCCGAACTCCGGGGGGACGCCAGGAATCCTCACTCTGGTGCGCCGGCTTTGGACCTATGACCCGAGTCGCCCGCTCAACGTGACCATCGTCTACGCCGCCGGCCATTCGGCGATCAAGAACGATCTGCCTGAGGTGTGGGAGCTGATTCTTGACGCGGCAACTCAACTCCACAGCGACATGGAGACGGTGAGGAAAGGAGGAGTCTCGGCGCAGGGATTCATGGGCGGCTCGATCTCGTATTTTGTCCAGCGTCTCTTCTCGGGGCCATTCGGCAAGGAGCGTTGGAATCCGCTGGTCGAGAAGCACCGTCGTCGCCCCGTGCTTCTCGGGGCCGGCGCGGCCGTGGCAGGGCTCAGTCGATGAGTCGCAAATCCAATTATGGGGGGGCCACCCAAGCTTCTCTTTACGGTCGTCCCCGGAGGAGTGGTAAGGGCTGGTCTCCCCATTGTGCTGAGGTCACCTGATGCCCGCTCGCCTCCGTCCAGACAACGTCTTCGGCCGCATTCGAGTCGCCATCACGACTGAGATCCAGCGTGCGATCACGGATGCAATCTCGATGGCGGAGCGGGCGGTCAAGCTAGGGTATACGACCAAGCTGCATCGGAGGTCGGGACGGCTTGTCTCTTCCGTGCGTCGTGAAGGACCGACTGGTGGACCTCCTCCGCGCCCGGTGACTGGACGCGTCTTCATCGAGGAGATCGGTGGCGGGAAGACCAACCCCGTCTATGCGCGCATTCACGAGAAGGGCGGCATCATCCGCCCGCGCACTTCTCAGTGGCTCACGATCCCGCTACCAGCAATCGGCGGGGGTACGGCAGGCGGGAGACCGGGACGGCGAGTCAGGGACTTCCCGCGCGGCTTCTTCTTCCGCTCCCGTCGCGGGAACCTGATCTTCGGCGAGAGGATCGGCAGGGACCAGCTTCGCCCCCTCTTCGTCCTCAAGCGGTTCGTGGTGATCACCGCTCGTCCGGTGTGGGGGCCGGCAGCTCGGGAGATTGCCCCCAAGGTGCGGCGCCGTTTCGCGCTGGCACTTGAGCGCGCCCTCGCCGTGGCGAAGGCGGCCTAAGGATGGCGCGCTTCATCCATAAGGCCGGGGCTACGGTCGCCACCCTCATTCGGCCGCATCTATTCCGCGAGGAGACGCGCCGCTGGTATTGCCGGGTCAACCGCTCAAGCCCGGTCGAAACCATCGAGGTCAAGCTATTCGACAGCCTCCTGAATGCGATCAACAACACGGCTGTCTACGCGGCCTCGGGGACAGCGACGGTTCCTGCGGGGAGCACGACCCCAGTCACGTTCACGGTCGCGCTGGCCAACAACGTGGCGGTGGCTCCGACCTTCACCGGGGCCAAGATCGACGTGACCCTGCCGAGCTCGACCTCGACTGTCGTTGCTGAGATATATGAGTGCGATCTCGGGCAGCGTCTTGAGCGCACCGTGCTCCGGGTCTTCCGTGCCCTCTCGTTCATCTCCCAGGCCAACAACTACTTCATCAACCCGGTTCTCATCGAGCGCGGGCTCCGGCAGTTCGAGGATGCAGTTGGCAAGCGTCCATACATCGGTGTCTCCGATCTGACGATTGAGGCGGAAAAGTGGGAGATCGGGAATCGCTCGATCATGTCCACGTTGAGCATGACCATCGTCGCGCACCAAGACGTGGTAACTCGCAACGATGTCGCCGACCCGAACGACCTGCCCTTTTACCACGACATCCGGCGGGCGCTCCGCGTGATTGACGACACTCCCTATGACGGGGCAGTCAACGACGGCCGAATCTATGATGATTTGGAGTTCTCGCTCTCCGCTGAGGATGGGGGAATCCTGACCGCTCGGGACCGTGCCTCGATCGAGGGAACCATCCGCATCCGGGTCCACGAGTCGGATATAGACGTTCTCTACCAGCCGCGCGGCTTCATCATGCGCCAGTTCGCGAACTCCGACATCACCGCGATCAAGAATGGCAGCTTCGACTACGGGACCTATGACGGCTTCATCTTCGGGGCTGGAGACTGGGAACAGGCGACGGTTGAGCGGATGATTGCTGAGGGGAAGAAGCGGTTTTACTACGCCAATATCATCTTCTATCCCTTTTCGAACTCAGCCGAGGGTGACTCGACTTGGCAGAACTTCTTTCGCGCTGACATTCAGCAGGGGGCGGGAGCCTGGTACGCCGGGGCCGGCACGACCGCTGGTATCTTCCCCTATAACTGCATTTCAACGGGCGGCGGCTGCTTGCCGCCACCGATTAACGAGTACCACGCGCTCGTCCGGTGGGATCTGGTCACGGCAGCGAAGCGCACCGAGATGGTGAACAAGCTGATGCAGTTGACCCGCCACGGC